ACGCTACCGGACGCCCTGGCCACTCGCGAACCACGAGGCCGACCGATGAGCGACGACCATACCGACGTGCATCCTGTCTGCCCGCGCTGCCTCCGCACCGAGCACTCGCCCTCGTGCCTGCGCCGGCAGGAGGTCGAGGCCGCCACCGGCATTTCGACGCCACGAATCCCCGCTGACCTTCCTGTCATCGGCTCGGCCGTCACGGCCGATGGCGTCGCCTACCCGGTCGTCGGCCACATTGACGTACGCGACCCGTACGGCCCTGGTTCTGTCCGCATGGCCCGCCTCGACGCCGAGCGGTCGGTCAGGGTGGATGCACCCGCGCCGACGGGCGCCCCCGCCGCCCTCCTCCGCGCCGCCATCGCGAAGGCGGCGGCCCGTGTGCTGCCCTACGACTTCACCAGTCTGCTGACGCTCGCGCAGGCGTTGGAGGCCGTCGGCCGCTCCGAGTATGCCGCGCGGTCGCCCGGACGCCATCCCGGCCTGATGCACGGCGCCGCGATGCGCCTCCACTCCGATGACGTTACGCTGACCCGCGTCATCGCGCTCACCGACAAGTGGCGGTCGCGCGACACGCAAGACCAGTGGGCCGTGCGCGAGCTCGTCGAGGCCATCCGCGGCGAGGACCCGTCCGATGGGTGACGCGCCGTTCGACCCGCTCGTGGTCGCCGTGTTCGACTTCGGGAAGAAGCGCGCCATCGACGCGTATTGGGGCGACGACGAGCGCAAGGAGCAGGCCGACGCATATCTTGCCCGCCTCTCCTCCGTCCTCGCCGCCGCGCGTGCGGTCGCTTCGTCTCCGAACGACGCGCACACTCTGGCGATGGCAGATCGCCTCCGTGACGCCCTCGCCGCCGCGGACGGTGCGCGATGACCCGCTGCGCCGAACCCGGATACGTCCGCATCGGCGTCCTCTGCTCGGCCGGGCGCCGCTCGCTGTGGCTCCGGTGGCCCGAGGGCGGCGCGATCGAGTTGTGCGCGGGCCGCGAGGGCGACGACGCGCACGTCCGCATCCTGATCGACGACCCGCTATACGGCGCCCTTCGCACGCTGCTCGCCGCCGCCGAGTTCGCCGCCGAGTGCCCGCGTTGCGGTTCGCTGCCGGTCGGCGTGGAACCGCGCCCGTGGGTCAAGCCCGATGGCGATTGGTGCTCGGCATGTGCGCCAGGTGAAGCGGTGCGGGCGTGACCGCCATCTCGCCACGCGTCGAGGCGCTCATCACGCGCGACCCCCTCTATGGCTGCTGGCTCTGGTCCGCCGAGAAGCTCGACCGCCACGGCTACGGCACGTATTGGGGCAAGGACGGCCCGCGCGCCGCGCACATCCACGTCTACGAGCAGCTCGTCGGCCCCGTCGCGCCGGGCCTCGTGCTCGACCACAACTGCCGGCGCCGCAACTGCGTCAGGCCGGCGCATCTGGAGCCGATCACGGGCGCGGAGAATGACCGGAGGCGGTCGTGGCGTTACCGCGCGCGGATGGCCAAGTGCAAGAACGGCCACTCGCTTGCGACGGCCATCGTCACACCCGAGGGCGGCCGGCTATGTCGTCGCGCCGATTGCCAAGGCCCCGAGATCGACGTGGCCCGGGCGCTTGGTGTCGCTCGGATGCAGATGCCGGTCATCGCGCACGACCCCGGCGACGAGGATGACGCGCCATGAGTGCCGACACCGTTCACCTGTACGAGTGCAGCGACGCTCACGACGAGTGGCCGGTCTACTGCGATGACCTCGCGCGCCCGGCAACGCTCGTCGTCGCCGACGTTACCTGCCTCGCCTGCCTCAACGCCGCTCACACCCGCGCGACTTCGCTCGCCGCCGAGTGCGCGGCCCGGGTCGCTGCGCTGTCGCCGGTCGTGACGGAGGCGCCATGAGCGACTGCATCTGCGGCGGACGCGGCTACTACGACGACCCTGACGAGCCGCGCGAGGCGTACTGCACCTGCGCGGCAGCATTCCGCGTGCGGAAGCGCGACGAGTGGCAGTCGGTCCCGGAGCGCACCGTGTTCGTCAACCCGATCGCGTTCGCGACCATCTACCACGCCGACCACGCCGCCATCCGGCGGTGGACCGACGACGGCATCGTGCGCGTCGAGACGGCCAACGATGGTCAATGGTCGATCGCCTCCGATCCCGACTGCCCGCTCGACTACGCTTGGCCCGAGTCCGCGCCGCCCGAAGTCGCGGCGGTCGTGCGGCAGGGCATCGACGACGCGAGGAAGGCCGCGCCATGAGCCATCAACCCTTCAGCCGCGCCGATCGCAACCGCATCCATCGCGGTCGCCGCGCCGATCGCCCGCGCAACCCCGCCGCCCGCTTCCCGTGGGCGTCGAGCGTCATCCGGCGCGAGTGTCCGGCGCAGTCGACCGTCTCGGTCGGCGAGTACATGAAGCTCATCTACGACGATCGCGACGTGTCAAGGATCGCGCTGCGCCGTCACCCGCTGTTCCGTCGGATCGCGAGGACTGCATGAACCGCCGCTCGGCCCGCAACCGGCATCGGCGCGACCTGTTCCCGTTGCCATGCGAGGCGACGTTCGCCATCGAGCACCGCGTCCTGATTTACCACTCGCCCGATCACATCGAGCGCCGCGCCTACCATTCGCTGCCTTCGTTGCCGACGGCTGCGCCGGTTCGCGGGATCTCTCATTGCGACGGCGAGATCGTCGCGTTCACCGCCGACGGCGCTTTCGCGTTGTCGTCGGGGGCGTGGGTTGTCGCGCCGGCAAGTCATCCGCTCGTCCGTGTCCGCAACGGGGATAGCGTCCCATGAGCCCCGACCACACCGCTCCTCGCCGTCGTCGCGGCAAGGCCGAACCGCCGACCGAGGCCGAGATCCTCGCCGTCCCGTCGCGACTCGAGGCGTTGATCGCAACCGGCGTCGGGGCGATGGAGACGGCCATGGACGGCCTGACCGCGATGTCGACCATCGACGGCGACGACCTGACGAAGATCGTCGAGCTGTGCGAGAAGGCATCCGAGATCCTCGGCCGCGTCAACCGGGCCCGCGAGGCTGCGACGCGGCGGAAGCCGACCATGGCCATGCTGCAGAAGTCGATCAGCGACATGGGGCCCGACGACCGGGCGACGCTGATGGAGTGGCTCAGCGGCGACAAGGAAGGGAACGCACTCGGATGACGTTCACGCTCAAGCTCCACGGCGAGCCCACCGGCCGGCGTGAGTACGCCTGCGCCGAGCACGGCCCGTTCGATCTCGTCGTCGACCTGGCCACCTCGCGCGACCCGCGCCCGTGCCCTACGTGCAGTGCTCCATCGGAGCGCACGCTCGAGCAGCGCATCGTCACGCGCATGGCGATCTCGGTCGAGAGCGGCACGGGCAAGAGCGACGCGCCGCCGACGCCGTTCGCGATGGACTCGCGGAAGATGTACGAGCAGGGCCAGACCGTCGCCGAGTGGCGGGCCGAGCGCCGCAAGGTCCGCCGCGACTACGAACGGGACCATGCTCGGCAGCGGGGCGTGCGCCGATGAGGCTCGTCATCCGCCCGGCCGTCCGCACCGACCACGACTTCATCGCGGCGACGTGGTCGACGTGCTGGCACAAGCCGCGCGAGATCTCGCCGATCACGCCCGCGGCCTGGCGGACCGCGGTGTGGGACTCGGTGCCAGCGATCATCGCGCGCCCCGACGTGTCCGTGCTGGTGGCGGGCGACGCCGACAAGACTGACCGCGTCGCCGACCTATTCGGGTGGCTCGCGTTCAAGTTGAACGCCGTCGAGCTCGTCCCGAACACGTACACCCGCCGGCCCGTCTACCAGCTCGCCGAGGGCGGGCCGCTCGCGCTCGTGTTCTGTATCTACATCAAGAACGACTATCGCAAGAACGGGATCGCCCGCGCCCTGTTCCGCAAGGCCGGCATCGATCCGCGCGCCGACTTCGCCCACGTCTGCCACACCCGCGCCGTCGATGACCTCGCCGACAAGATCCCGAACGCCGTTTGGTGTCCGACCCTCGGACGCCCGCCCCACGAGAGGATTACCCATGGCCGAACCGCAGAAGCAACAGAACCAGACGCCGCCTGACCGCGCCCCGGCGGCCCCGCCTGACCGGCTCGTCCCGGTCGCGAAGGTCACGTTCCGCAACGGCGAGAGCATCCCCATCCCCGGCAAGACCGCGAGCGGCGGCACGAACGGCGTGACCGCGAAGGAGCCGACACAGAGCGAGTACCACTCGATCCTGCTCGACGAGCGTCGCCGCGTCATCTGGATCCTCCACTTCAAGGCCGGCGCCGACCTCAACCGCAAGCCCGACGGCTGGATCGAGGTGGACTGCTCGGTCTGCTACTGGCAGCGCAAGACCATGGGGGCGTCGTCGTGAGCCACCCGCTGATGGGCCGGGTCGTGTCCGTCTACGAGCGGCGCGGCAAGGACGAGACGTTCGTGATGACCGTCGAGGTCATCGACGCCAACCCGGGTCGCCTGTGGATCCACGTCCTCGCGGTCGCGCCGCCCGCGAGCAGCCTGCTCGTCGAGGCCAATGCGCCGGCCCGCCACCGCGTCGGCGATCTCGTCGAGATCCAGCCGTCGGCGTCGTGGCGGTTCTCGCTGACCGAGCACCCCGAGTCGCCGGCGCCGACCTAGTCCTTGAACGCCGCGCGCCGGCGCGCGATAGTGTACACGACACCCTAAGCCCGTCCCGCTCGCGAACCACGTAGGGACCACAGCCGACGACGGCTGCGGACCTACGTGACCAAGCCCAAAGACCCCAACGACACGAACCGCCCGTGGGACGCCGAGAAGGCGGGCCGGCGGACGTACACGCGCGACGCAGCATGGGCGGTGCCGTGGATCGAGCGGCTGCGATCGTCCTGCCACCCGTACCAGCTCGCCGTGGTCGACGAGATCATGGCCGGGCTCGGCGTGGTCGTGCAGTTGCTCGCGGTGCTCGTCGGCCGCGGCGGCGGAAAGACGACGGTGTCCGAGGCCGCGCTCCTGATCACGATGGGCGTCAAGCCGCGGGCGAAGTGCCTCTTCGTGACCGACACGAAGGAGCACGCGCGCGACATCGCGTGGGAGAAGTTCAAGGACATCATTGCCAAGCTCGGGATCGACGCGCGCATCAACGAAACGCGCCTGACGATCACGTTCGCCGCCAACGGGTCGACGCTCAAGCTCGCCGGCGCCGACGACAAGCCGGCCGTCGAGAAGTACCGCGGCATACCCTACGACGCAGTCGTCATCGATGAGGCCGCGTCCTGGGCGCCCGAACTGCTCGAGTGGTTCATCGACCGCGGCATCCGTCCCCGCCTTGGCGAGCGGCGCGGTTGGATCCTGATGATCGGGTCGCCGAGCCACAACCTCGTCGGACCGTTCTACGAGCACACCCGCCCCGGCGGCAGCCACTCGCCGCACGCCGAGCGTGACAAGCGGCCCGCGGGATGGCGCGGGTGGTCGTCGCACGCCTGGAACGTCGCCGACGCCGCGCAGTTCGTCGAGGCGATTCGCCTCAATTGGGAGGAAGCCATCGCGACGAAGGCCGAGAAGGGATGGGGCGATTCGCATCCGGTCTGGCTGCGCGAGTACCTCGGGATCTGGGCCGAGGACGCGACGGACGCCATGTTCAAGTTCCGCGCGTACCTCGACGACGGCGTGACCGAGTGGAACGTGTGGGATCCGGCGCGCATCGGCCCGCTCAAGGTCGCCAAGTTGCCAGCGGATCGCGCTGACTGGATGTGGGTCGTCGCGCTCGATCGTGGCAGCGCCGACGAGTTCGCGATCAACGGGTTCGCGTTCAGCCCGTCCGACCCGTTGAAGCGCATCTACCATGTGTTCTGCCACGAACAGAAGCGGCTCTACGCGCGGCAGGTCGCGTGCCTCCTGCTCGGGGCGCGCGAGGCCAAGGACGTAGACGGGATTCTGGCCGCGCCCGATGCGTCCACGGTCGAGGCGGCGCCCGCCGAGCCTCGCGCACCCGACGCCCCGGATACGCTCAGTCCGTACGGCGTCCTCGGGTGGCCGCTCGGCGGCGTCTGCGACTCCGATCAGACGCTCATCGATGAGCTGTGGAAGGTCTACGGCATCAAGTGCGTGCAGGCCAAGCGCACGCGCGAGGAGAAGCACGGCGCGGTCGAGTTGACCAACGGCGATCTCGTCGAGGGGCGGTTCAAGGTGCTCAAGGGCTCATGGCTCGAGAAGCAGATGCGGTCGCTTCAATGGACGGTCGACCAGTTCGGCCAACTCGTCGAGCGCAAGGGCACGCGGAACCACTCGGCCGACACCGCGGCCTACGGCCGGAAGTTGATCGCGCACCTTTTCGAGACGGGCGCCGCGGTCGGGGAGATCAAGCCCGTGGTGACCCGGGCCGTCGCCTCGGCGCGGCGCCACGTCGATGCGCTCCACGAGCGGGCGCATCAGGCCGACGCGCCCGACTGGCTGATCGCGCTCACTGCTGACCCCTACAGCCCCGGAGATGACTCATGGCCGTGAAGAAGAACACCCCGCTGCTCGACCAACTGCGCGACCTCGCCGATGCCGCGCCCCGGCTGCGCGCGGCCGGCGTCCTGAGCATCACCGTCGACGGCGTGTCGGCCACGCTCGCGCCCGCCGATGCCCCGATCGGCCGTGACGACAAGCCGCCCAAGGTCGAGTCCGAGCCGAAGTTCGGTGACCTCGACGACGCCTTCGGTCCCAACCGCCGGGTCGTGTCGTGAACGCCCGCCGCACCCGCCACGCCGACGTGTGGTGGAACGTCGACGAGGGCCGCGTCCACGAGAAGCTGATCCCGTACGTCCGCACCGTCGAGCGCCGGCAGTCCGACATCTTCGACCGGATGCTCATCGCCGAGGCGCACTACGACCCGAACAGCCCGGCCGCCGAGGTCACGCAGCCGAGCTACCGCAAGAAGCTCCTCGGCATCAAGGAGAACGTCGTCGCGACGGGCATCGACACCGTCCGTGCCAACATCGCCGCGACCGAGATCTACGCGCGGTTCCAGACCGAGGGCGGCGACTGGTCGACGCAACGCCGCGCCGAGCTGCTCGAGCAGTACACCGACGAGTTGTCGACGCGGACCAAGGTCCCGGCCGCGTGCCGGCGCGCGTTCTTCGACTGCGCCAAGAAGGGCGTCGGCGTCGTCCGGGTCTACGCCGACCAGGACAAGCGCGTCCGGGTCGAGCCGTTCCCGGTCGACGACATCATCGTCGATGACCGCGAGTGCTCTCACGGCGCGACCCCGAAGCAACTGCACTTCCGCACCGAGGACTACGACTGCGACGAGTTGTGCCAGCAGTTCCCGGACAAGGCGGCCGAGATCATGCGGGCCCGCGGCGGCCAGTCGACCCGCGGGCGCACGCGCGGCGGCCTCGGCGAGACGCGCAACGACGTGTACGTCATCGAGTCGATCCGCCTGCCGATGGGCGACCGGCCCGACGAATGGGAGGAGATGACCGCGAAGGAGCAGGCCGAGAGCCGGTATGTCCCGGGGCGTCACCTGGTCTGCATCGAGGGCTGCGACCTGCTCGACGAGCCGTGGCACAAGCCGCACTTCGGGATCGCGGTCGCCCGCTACTTCGAGCGCGAAGGGTCGTGGTACGGCGGCAGCCTCACCGAGCGGATCCTCCGGCATCAGATCGTGCTCGACCGCCGCAACAACCAGCGCGAGCAGCAGATCGCGTACGCGGTCCCGACGACCTACTTCGATTGGATCGACGCGAAGGCGACCGTCCTGACCACGCAGGCAGGGAACGTCGTCGCGCTCAAGGGCAGCAAGCCGACCACGATCGTCCCGACGGTCATCGGCTCCGAACTACGCGAGGACCGCCTCGACGCCCGCGCGTCGGCGTTGGCCGAGATCGGGATCAACGAGATGGCGGCGCGCGGCGTCAAGGCGCCCGGCATCGAGTCGGCCGTCGCGATCCGCGAGGTCAAGGATCAGTCCTCGCAGCGGTTCGCGATGCAGGAGAAGGAGTTCGAGAACCTCTGGCTCGAGGTCGACCTCCTCATCCTCGACGTGTGTCGCGACCTCGGCGACGACGCCCCGGAGATGTCGCGCCAGACCAAGTATGGCGCGGTCCGCGTCCCGTGGGGCGACGTGTGCATGGACGACGTGCGGGTGATGATCGCCGCCGCGTCGACCCTTGCCCGCACCCCGGCCGGACGCACGCAGACCGTGCTCGAGCTATCACAGGCCGGCGCGATCACGCTCGACGAGACGCGCAAGCTCCTGGCCCACCCGGACCTGAAGCGCACCGGCTCGCTCTACGCCGCGACGATCGAGGCGATCGAGTTCGACATCGAGTCGATCCGCGACGGCAAGCCCGTCATCCCCGACCCGTTCTGCATCAACCTGCAGATCGCGCAGGTCTACGCGCAACGCCAGTTCGCGCTCGACCGCAACGCCGGCGCCCCCGAGGACGTACTCGAGGGCCTCCGCGCGTACGGCGTCAACGCCGCCGACATCCTGACCCGCGGCGCCGCGAACGCGAACGCCGCCGGCCCGATGGGGCCCGGCGCGATGCCCTTGTCGCCCGTCGACGTGCCGGCCGTGCCCGGCATGGAACCGCCCATGACCCAACCGCAGCAGGTCCCGTCATCGGGACCGCCCACCCTTCCCGCGGGCACCGGCCCGCTCGCCGCCTGACCAGGAGCACCTATGCAGCCCGCCCCCGCCGACATCGCCCCGCCCGGCCCGAATGCCGCCGCCCGCCAAGCCGCCGAGGCCGCGGTCAAGAGCGCCGGCCGCGAACGCTTCGCCTCGTCCTTCCGCAAGGAGCCGGCCGCCGAGTCTGCGCCTGACGCACCGCCCCCGGCCGAGCAACCGCCGGCCGCCGAGGTGGACGCCGCGCCCGAGGTCGAGCCGGACGCCCCCGAGGCCGACCCCGCCGACGCGCCCCCGCCCGAGCCCGCGGAGGTGAAGCTCGACCCCGCGACCGCCAAGCGCATGGCCGCCTCGCAGAAGGAGGAGGAGAAGCGCCGCGCGCAGATCGCCAAGGAACGCACCGAGGCCGCCGCCGCCATCGCCAAGGAGCGCGCCGCAGTCGAGGCCGAGCGCAAGGAGATCGAGGCAACGCGCAAGGAGTTGGAGGACTTCAAGGCGCTGCGCGCCCGCGCCAAGTACGCCCCCGGGTCCGTGCTGCAGCACCTCGGCCTGAGCCCCGAGGACATGGCCGCCGCCGCCTACGAGGCGTGGGCCTTGTCGCCCGAGGGCGCGAAGGACCCGAAGGTCAAGGAGACGGCCGCGCGGATGCAGCGCGAGCGCGAGATCGCCGGCCGCGCCGAGAAGGCCGACGGCGGCGTGGCCGAGCTGCGCGAGCTCGTCGCCAAGCAGAACGAGCGGATCGAGCAGCTCACGCAGCGCACCGGCGGGCAGCCCGATGTCGAGGAGTACCTCAACGAAGTCGAGGACGCGATCGGCGACGAGCATCCGGCCCTGTCGCGTGCGCTGACCTCGGCGAAGGCGAAGGCGGCCGACCGGACCGCGCCCGTCAACGAGCGCCGCGAGGCTCGGCAGGCCGTGAAGGCGCTGCGGGCCGAGTTCGTCGCGGTGGCCCACGAGATGTGGCAGCGCGACGGCGCCGAGCCGGACCCGGTCGAGGTCGCCGCCGAGGTCGAGTCGCGCCGCGTGACGCAGATGAAGCGGTGGGGCTTCGATCCGACCGCGCCCGCGCCGGCCGCGGCGCCCGCCGCCGCGCCGAAGAAGGCCGGGGCGCCGCCGGCACCGCCGAAGATCCTCGCCCGCGGCAACCCGGCCCCGACGCCGGCCGCGCCGAAGCTGACGCCCGAGCAGGCGCGCGAGAAGTTCATGCGCGATCGGGCCGCCGGGAAGATTGGCGCGGAGGGATGATCTTCGCGCTTGCATCCCGCGCCGGATCGTGTACTCCTGACACTACAGATCGAGTCACTGCCGCCCCGCCCGAGAACCACGTAGGGGGCTGACGCCGCGCAAGCGGCATCACCCCTACGCGCGCGCCCACCAGCGCCGCACTCGGAGCAGCAGCGATGTCAGTCACCACCGAGGTCCAGTACATCTACAAGGACCGCTACGACGACGACTCGGTCATGAAGATGATCACGCGCGAGCACCCGTTGCTCGACCGCGTGCCGCGCAAGGGCGGCTTCACCGGCAAGGGCGAGTTCTACTCGATCAAGACCAGCAACCCGCAGGGCGTCGCCAACGCCCTCGACGACGCCGCCAGTTCGGTGTCGACCAGCCTCGGCAAGCAGCCGTACCTGCTGCGCTTCAGCAAGTACGGCGTCGTGAACCTCATCGGCGAGGACCTGCACGCGGCCCCCGACGGCGGCGCGTTCTACGACTACGTCACCGAGCAGTCCGACTCGATCTTCGAGGAGATGGGCAACTCGATGGCCCTGAACCTCTACGGCGACGGATCAGGCGTCCGCGGCCAGATCTCGTCGATCAACGGCAACGTGATCACGCTCGTCGACGCTGACACCGTCCGCAACTTCCCGCAGGGGATGACGGTCATCGGCGACGACAACGCGACCGGCGCCTCGCCGCGGGCCGGGTCGACCACCATCGCCGGGTTCGACGACGACGCCGGCACGATCACGCTGACCAACCTGGCGGCGGCCAACCTGCAGAACGGTGACTATCTGTTCCGCTTCGGCGAGAACACCGGGTGCGCCGAGGGCCTCGCGCTCTGCACCCCGCTGGTCGCGCCGACCGCGGGCGACTCGTTCCGCGGCATCAACCGCAGCACCGCGGTCCGCCTGCTCGCCGGCGCCCGCATCGACGACACCGGCACCCCGATCCTCGAGAACATCCGCCTCGGCGGCCTCAAGGTGAAGAACAACGGCGGGCGCGGCAAGCTCGACGAGTTGTACCTCAACCCGATGGCCTTCCATACCGTCGTCACCGGCCTGCAGGCCAAGACCATGTGGGACCCGGCCAAGAGCGACGCGACCGTGTTCCACGAGACGGTCATGGTCACCACGCCGGCCGGATCGGTGAAGCTCATCGCGGACGCCGACTGCCCGACCAACCGCGGGTGGGGCGTCCTGTCCTCGGAGCACTGCCTCCGGCACCTCGAGGGCCTGCCGCACATCATCCGCGACGACGGCCAGAAGTCGGTCCGGCTCGCCCCGGCCACCGGCGACGGCATCCAGATCCAGGCCCGCGCCTGGTGGAACTACCGGCAGCGCACCCCGGGCTGCTTCTTCGTCTTTTCGATCTGACCCGAACACGGAGCACATGACCATGGCCAGCAACTTCACCCAGAACCTGCTCTTCGGGTCGGTTTCCAACACCGCCCCCACCAAGCTCGCCGACGGCAACAACGTCAACGCCCGCTACAACGGGTACGGCGCGGCGCACGTCGTCCCGACCATGCCGTGGCGCCACCAGATGGCGCTCGACGGCAACTACTTCTCGTTCTTCAACACCACCCTCGACGTGGCGACCACCGAGGCGGGCCACGCCGCGCCGGTGCTCGCCGACGTGGACGCCACGCTCGTCAAGGCGGCGATCTTCTTCCGCAACTTCGCCACCTCGACCACCAAGCGGTGGCACCTCGACTGGCTCAAGCTGCACGTCAAGACCGCGGGGGCCAACGGCACCTCGATCCTGTACCACGCGCAGGTCGGCACCATTACCCGCTACACCTCGGGCGGCGTCGCGCTGACCGTCACCAACCCGACCATGGACTCGAGCACCGCGGCGTCGGACACGCTCACCGCGTACACCGGCCCGATCGTGATCGCGGCCGAGAACGCGACCACCCGCAACGTCATGCAGGGCCTCCTGCGCGACAGCATCGAGGTCGCCGGCGACAGCAAGACCTTCATCTTCGGCGCCGACCCGCTGGGCACCTCGAACGTCGAGGCCGCGTCGGGCACCCACGACATCATCCATATGCCGCCCGTGGTCATCCCGGCGGGCAGCGAGTTCATCCTCGGGCTCGCGCAGGTCGCGCAGAGCGTCGCGGGCGTCTACTCGGTGTCCGGCGGCATGTTCTACGCCTGAGCGGCGGAAGGATCCTCACCATGGGTAACGAAACCTTCGCCCGCAGTTCCGAGAACGAGCTCGTGCTCGTTCGGGTTCGCATCCTGGGCACCGGCGCGTCGGCCCCGACGAATGTGCTCGGGAAGGGCATCACGGTGTCGTATATCGGCGTGGGGCAGTACCGATTCACCTTCGCGAAGAACCCGTACACCTTCGCCGGGGTGACCACGCCCGGCCGCCAGGCGACCACGCCTGGCGACATCAAGGGCGTCGATCTCGTGTTCGGCGCGTACGTCGCCCCGACCCCGACGGCGCTCGGGTACATCGACCTGTACATGTACGACGGCGGCGTGGCGCACGACCTCGCCGCGCTCGAGTGGCTCGCCTGGGACTTCGCGTTCAAGCGCACCAAGTCGACCAACTGACCGA